AAAAAGTTCATGACGATCTATGTAAAAAAGTAGAAATGCTACAAAAAACCATTATTGTTTTAGCAAAAACCATAGATAATCAAGTAAAACGTGATCATCCTAACAGTGCAACCGAATTAGATGAACTCGTGCGTGAACTGCTCAGTAAAGATTAAATAAGGAAGGGTTATACGGTTAAATTACAATGTCAAGCGAAACATTAGCGATTGTTGCCCTCGCGGCAGCAAGTATTGGTGCAATAGCCAGTACCATTCAAGGTTATAAATCCTCGAATGGTGAAAGTTATTCTCCAAGAAAACTAGCATCTGCACTCATATCTTCAGTGTTCTTTGCCTTCGGCATGGTTAACATTGTAGGTCTGCAAAGCGTAACAGATAATGTTGGTTTAGTGGGTCTATTCGTTTCCAACGCCCTATTGGGTTATGGAATTGATAAGGCACACGCAGTTTTGGATAAATAATCCAAACTACACTTCCTTTTTTATTACTACTAATCTTTAAATACACGTTAGATAGATTTATATACATGGCTAACGAGCTGTTTTTCAACACTCTGGTAACGAAGTCTTTACAACCTATATCAGGTAATGAAAGATTCTTCGAGGGTTATCTAACCGTTGAGGTAAAAGATAAACAGGGTGAGGTTACAATAGTTGACGAGCTCATCAAGGTACTGCCAATTTGGATGGACAGGGGTGCACCAATCACGGATACTCATAGTAACCGAGTTATTGGTAAAGGTATCAATTACCAAAAAACCATCTACAAAGCAGTTGATGGACAAGAATATCCAGCCATAAAAATCATTGGAAAGATTCATAGTAATTATGAGTTAGACAATGAAATCTGGAGTAGAATAAAATCTGGAGAATACAAAGGTCTGTCATTCGGTGGAGCTACAAAAAGCAATAGAACACCATTCAGAATGAAAGACGGTAGTATTGCATATCAACTGAGAGATCTCGAACATTATGAGGTTGCAGTTTGTAAAGATCCAGCAGTGCCTTTGGCATTGATAACTGATTTTAATCCTATAGCAAAGGCTATGGCTGATAAAACAGAGATTCATTCAGAAGGTAAAATGTTAATCAGATGTAATAACTTTGGCTGTCTGGTAATGAAAAGTGATGGTGAAGAAGCAAAAGAAGTCATAGAACGTGAACACGAATTAAAAGGTGAAAAACCAAGTGAAGAAGAGGAAAAAATACATGAAAAAGTAGTTGAAGAACAAGAAAAAGAAGATGAGGAAGACACCAAAAAAGCTATGGTAGAGGTAGATGGTGATGAAATGGTTATTAAAGTAAATCTAGGAAAGCTTCGTACTTTCCGAGGTAAGGTTGAGGCATTAAAAAGAGAAGGTAAATCTCAACAGAGTGCGGAGAATATAGTTGGTGCATTTGTTAAAAGAGAAAAATCATTAGATCCTCAATCTATACAAAGTGGAGATAGGGGTCTAGGTGCTGATCCAGTAGTTCAACAAGCTGACTCCCAACAGGTCACCAAGAAAGAGGTAGAATCTCAAGCAAAACAAGATAAGAGAAGAAAGAAATCTGCACAATTATATAAATCTACCGCAATCTATATAAACCAACTTATTAAAGATTTAACAACGACATGGTAGATAAAGAATCCGAGAAAAAAGTCTCTCCTTCCGAAGAGGAAGAGGAAGACGAAGAAGACGAAGGCGACGAGGATGAGGAAGAAGATGATGATAGAGAATCAATGCGAGAAAAAATGGCTCGCCTTCGGAATCTTCGCCGGTCACAATCTCCGTCGTCTATGAGAAAGAGTCAAGCCATTCGTGTGGACGATATTCACAAGGCCCTTGTCGCAGGACCAGACGGAAGCCGTGTTGCTGAAGTTGTAGAAGCCAGCAAAGAACTTGCTCAAATGGTAAATGTTTTTGGTCATTATTTGGCTGACATTTCTGAGCGAGTTGAGCAGATTCGCCAAGATCAATATCAAAGCACCTCAATGCTTTCCGACACGGTTGGAACAGTTGTGAAGAGCCAAGCGGCTCTTGCTCTTGGGCTTGAAAGAATGGTTAAGTCTACCGCCACTCTTGCCAAGAACGCACCTGCTGCTCTTGAGAAGGCAATGACAAACCCCGGTGTTGTCATGAACGGAAAAATCCTTATGGAGGGAAATGCTCTTCGTAAGTCACAACCGATGATGGACGAGACTGGGCGAGCCGTTGTCGTGGCAAATGAGGTTGAGGCAAGACTTACTAAGTCATTAGTCGGAACAACGATTCAACAGGCTGTTCTCGACAACGAATATTCACCGAAGGAGGCATTGCGTTGGCTGACCGAGACTGATAGCCCGACAACTGGACCGGTCGGGGTTTTCCGACAGCTTCCCCCGAAGCTGCAAGAGCGCATTGTCGCCAAAATAGCGTAAATTAACAAAAGG